GTCTTTGCCCTCCAGGTCCACCGTGATGTTCGGAATGCCGCCCGGGAAAGCATCCTGATCATAGGTGAGCCGCAGCCGGATTGCCGCACAGCCGCGCAGCCGATGGTTCTCGGTCCATTTGTCAGGCAGCGCAGCCTTAAGACCCACGAAGGCTGTCTGGTTGGCGGTGCCGAGTTTCTTTTCGACCAGGACCTTTCCGGCCCAGCGACCTTGGGCGACGCCGGCAGCACTGAGGGCCATCTCGCCCTCGAAGTAGATGGCGCCGATCGATTTGACCCGGTGCGCCGCAAGAACGATGACCAGATCGAGGTATTGGTTTTCTGATCCGGAGGAATGCAGAAAGACAATGACCCCGCCTTTGCGGGTGCGCCCGTAAACAAGATCGCGCGGCATCACAGGCTCGCGCACCGTGACCGTCCGCGCCTGCAGCGTCATTTGCGGCTTTGGCATGAGCGCCTGGGCCGCATAGGACAGAAGGAGCGTGCCCCCAATCCGAATGAGGGCAGCCCCAATGCCACCGGCGGCCAAAACGCCGCCAATCGCCCCCGCGACCGCGGTGACGGCTGTCACAATGAAGGGCATGGGGAGTGTCTCGTCTAAATGGGTCGCGTTCAGATGGGCCAGGCAAGTCGACAAGAGGTGAGCGACGCGAAGGTGAGACCCACGGGTGCGAGACCCACAGCGGTGGCGCCGATCACCACGCCAAAGCCAAGCCCTGTGTCCGTTAGCACAATGTCCCCGCGCTGCGCCAAAAGCGGGGTTGCGCGCGGTTCTCCCAAGAGCGCACGCCCCATATCTTCCACTGAGGCCCAGCCAAGGCGGCGCATCACACGCAGGCCCCCGAGATGCGTTGTGTAGCGCCCGCGCCAGAGGCCCGCGATATCCTCGCCGCCGGTCAGGATCATCCGTGTCTCGAAGGCAAAGGTCGGGCAGTCATGGAGGCCCCAGATGAAGGGTCGCTCGCGGGCGGTGTCGATCACCGATGCAAGCAGGCGTTCCCAGTGTTCAACGCGTGGCATGTCTATCCCCGCCCCCAGGTGATTTCTCTGTCCTGGATCGCGGTCACATATTCAAACCCGAGATCGCCTGGATGCAGCACCTGCTGACTTTCGTGGGTGTAGCGCCAGGTCCGCGCCACGGTGAGATCAATGAGCCGGCTTTCATAGCTGATCGTAATCGTGCAGGTGTCCGCGTCATCCTTGATTTCTGGGACATCAAGGCGACCAGAGAAGGCCTGAACGGGATCAGCGATGATGCTGCCATTCTCGGCCAGAAGCCCCAGCCAGATCCGACCCGGCAGGCCCTGACGCGCTTCGTCTATTGCAATCTGCACGAGATCCAGCGGCACGCCAGAAAGCGACACGGCCGTTCCACCAGCTACGACCTCGCCGGTCTCATCGATGCCCCCGAGGCCAAGCAACGAGCCTGCGCCAGACCAAGTTCGTCCGTTCCAAGTGACAGACCCAAGGCCCGACCAGATCCGCACCCAGCCCGTGGCAAACTGGCCTTCAAAGAAGATGACTGGCCGCAGCGACTGATCCGCCAGTGCCGTGGCGAAGGCGGGTGTGATGTTACGCGACATAGGAGCTCGCTTTCACATGGCTTTGGTCAGAGCGCTTCGCGCGCGGAGAGGGTGAAGCGGTGCTGATCCGCGCGGCCAATCACTGTGGGCACAGGTGCGGTGAGCCTCAAGAGCACCGACGGGGCGCTGAGACCAAGAAGCGCACCGGCCGGGACTGAGGCTCTGAGCGGCGGCACAAAGTTGATCACCGCCTCGCTCCCGAGGGGCACGATATCCGCGGTTACCTGGTAAAGCCGGGTGGTGGCATCAGATCCGAGTTGAAAGAAGTCACCAGCCCTGAGGCCAACTCCCCATCCAGCAGTTTTCAGGGTGGAGGCGCCTGCGACTTGCGCCTCGGTGACATAGGGATTGCCCACCGCCACCGGCACCTCGATCGAGGGATCGGAGAAGAGGAACCGGCCCCGCAATCCGCCAAGGGCGGTAAAGAAGGCCGAAAGCCGACGCGCCTTGGCCCCTTGGGTCACCGCCATTTCAATCTGGTACTCCCACCAGGAGGCACCCCAGTCCTGGATCTGGGAGGTGCCAGTAAAAGGCGAGCGCGCCTCGGCGACCGACGTAACCAGCCGCCGCTCAAGTGAGGACACCAGCGTCAGAGACAAGACAGGAATAGCCATCTCAGATCACCTGACCCCGGCGCCGCCCATCGGCCACGCTTTCCTTCGCGATGCGGGCGATTTCTGGGATGGCTGCCCGCAGTCGCGCATCGATCTGCTCGGCCACGCCCATCTGCGCGCCGCGTGCGTCGATGTTCACGTGCACGCCGGTGCCAGCGCCCCGTCCATACCCAGCCGCCTCACGACGGTTCAGCACCCGTTCTCCACGCTGCAAGATCGCAGGAACCTCATCAGGTCGAAGTCCTGCCCAGCCACCTGTATGCAGCCGAGGGGCACCTGCAAAGGCGGTGACTGGCACCGCGCGCATCGGCGCGCCCGCACCCACCATGCCGCCCGTATGCCAGATGCTTGCGTTCACCATCGGGTTTGCGGCAGCCGCTGCCCCACCCCCAAAGATCCCACCGCCAAAGACGCCCGAGAGCGCTGATGCTAAGGGGCCCAAGACCGCGTTCTTGAAGGCAAGCGTGGCAAGGTCCGCCAAGATCGAAGAGACCAGCGATTTGAAGTCGAACTTGCCGGTGGTGACAAATTGGCGGAAGGCGCTTTCCGCTGAGGAGAAGGCCGAGGTCAACGTCTCGCCCAGACCCTTGCCCCAATCCATCGCGCCTTTGGCATAGTCAGCCAGGGATTTTGTGACTTGCGCCCAGCCGGTTGCAGCCTCCTCTGCCGCCTTCTTGGCAGCCCCACCCGCCCCACCTGCCGCCTGGCCTGCCGCATCAAACCCGTCTGACACAGCGCCCGCCGCCTCAGTAGCACTGGCCAACGCGTCTTCACCTTCTGTGCCTGCACCGGTGATTGCCGCTCTAAGCGCCTCCCAAGCTGTCATCGGGCGGGAGGCAGCCTCTGACAGCATACCTGCCGCCTCGGAATAGCCCGACGCACGGCCCCGTGCCGCCTCGGCCATGCCCCCGAATAGATCAGGTGCCTTGATATAGGTCTTGCCCATGGCCGCACGGAACGCGTCAGCAGCAGCCGTGCCTGCCGCCAAGGCTGCGCCTTCGAAGGGATTGGTAATTCCGCCGAGGTCCACCGCCTCGAGTGTGCCGATTCTTAGGCCAGCTTCACCGGTCGCCCAGTCTGGCAACAGGGCCAGCGCCGCGTTAAGCCCTTCAATGAAGCCATTGATGCGCGTGACCACCCCATTCAGCATCGACTCGACGCCACCGATGAGCCCATTCGCCGCCTGATAGGCAAAATCCCCAATCGCCTGTGGCAGCGCGCCCCAGATCGCCTTCACCCCATCGAAGGCGCCTTGGAACGTCCCGACAGCAGAATTGCCCCAGCCCACGACAGCCGACAGCGCCGATTGCAGCCCACCGTAAATCCCTGCCTGTGCGCCGGCCCAGCCCGCTTCAACCCGCGACCATGCGGCCGTAGCCGCCAGCGCAAGGCGGTCCCAGGCCTCTGCAGCGATATCGCGCAAGAGGCCGAAGGCTGCACCAACCCCGCCGACTTTGCTCACCAGTTGCGTGAACTGGTAAACAAGCTCGCCCGCGCCCACGATGAGCGCGCCGATCCCAGTGCGTATCAAAGCGCCGCGCAGAAAGACCAGCGCCGTGGCGAGGCCCTTCACGGAGAGGGCCGCAGCAGCCAATCCCACCACCCAGCGCCCCACCATGACCGTCGCAAAAGTTGCGGCATAGGTTGTCAGCCGGCCGAGATTGTCGATTACGGCGGTGAAGGCCCGATTGATAGGCCCACCAACCTCCGCCAGCCGCACAAACCCCTCGGCGAGAGCCGCCACCGCAGGCGCCAAAGCCGCGCCGATCTGATCGCGCATGCCCTCAAAGACTTGGCCCACGCCGATCAGGGCCATCTCTGCCCGTCGCAAGGCGCTGAGCGCCTTTTGGTCAAGCACCACCCCAAGCCCCGCCGCCCGCTCGCCCAGCCGCGCCATCTCTACGCCACCGTTTTGCAGCAAGGGAATGAGCCGCGTGGCATCAGAGGCCATCGCCTCAAGATAGAAGGTCATCTCTTGGCTGTTGACGCCCGCCTTCTCCAAGCTTGAGACATAAAGCTGCAGCGCCTCAGGCCCCGAGAGCCGCGCAAACTCTTCCGCCGTT